GACAACGAACAGGTGATCGAAATATTGGGCTCGTGGGGGTACTCATACTCACCACCGGCTGATATTGTCGAGGCTTGTTTGCAGATCGCCACGGCGTTCTATCACCGCAGGTTCGGCGAGAACATGGCGGCTGAATCAACACTGACTGCTGGCGGGGTGATGATCACTCCGCGTGATGTGCCGGCGAGCGTGCGCACCATCCTGATGAACTACGCGAGGCTGGCATGAGCCTATCAACGGCGACAATCGCGGCAGGCATCGCGGCGTTGACAGTAAGCGGCGTGACTATCAAGGACGTGGATGAGATACCGGAAACGGTAAACTCCCGCGACTGCCCAATCCTGTTCCCATCTCCGGATGGGTTCGTGCTGGGCGGAAACGGCGAACCGGAAACGGGGTCAACCACCTTTGGCGCACCAACGACCAGGCTGTGGACGTTCAACAGGACTTACCGCTACGTGTATTTGCACGAACAGGCGGGAGCGACAAGGGGCTTGAAGGATGTTATCGGCGCGATGGCAACGAAAGTTGACATGATCATCGAGGCTGTGGCTGAGATGGATTTGACCGATGTGGATGTGATGCGCGTGAACGTAAGTGACCTGGGGGTGCTTGAAGCGCCGGATGGCAAGGCTTTCTTCGGGTGCATGTTTGAAATAACGCTCCGGGAAAGGATGAATAATACATGAGCAAAGTAAGCGCGAAAAACGCGATCATACTAATCAACGGATACAACCTATCCACCTACGCTACCGCATTTGAGGCGAACACCGACACAGGGGTGATTGATGTGACGGGCTTCTCTGACGCGAGCAAGAACTTCATACCAGGACTGCCAACTGCAAAGATACAGGCGGACATGCTGTGGTCATCGACGGCTTCTACGGTGCACACGGCTTTGCACGACTTTGGAGAGCACCACGTGACGATACTGCCTGAAGGATACACGGCTGGTAATCCGAGCATCTCCATGCCCTACACGCAGGCCACGTACAACCCGAAAGGAACGCCGGACAGCGCTGTTTCTGTGGGCTCGATACAATTCGAGAGCTACGGGGATAACGAGGGCGTGGAGTTTGGCAAGGTGCTGACACACGGGACTATTACCAACACCACTACCACAACGGCTTACCAGTTCAACGCGGCGCAGGTAACGGCACGATGTTCAGCCACGCTGCACATCTGGAGCTCGTGCGCTGCGGATACCTACGTGGTAAAAATACAGGACTGCGCGACTTCCGACGGGTCGTATAACGACCTCATCACCTTCACGGCTGACGGGAGCGCGGTGCTATCCGAGAGACAAGCGGTTGCATCCGGAACGATCGACAAATATTTGAAAGTAGTTGCGACACGGACGGGGAGCGCGGGGGATTCCTTCGGCTTCACCGTTCACTACGCACAATACTAAAGGAGACACAAATGGCTAAATTTTCAGCAAAAGGCGCAGTCATCACCATTGATGATTCAGCAGGTAGCCCGCAGGATTTATCAACAGATTGCGTGAGTTTCGAGATCCAGCAGGACGCGGGCGTGATCGACGTAACCGGATTCGGGGACGGCAGTAAGAACTTCATCCCTGGCTTACCGGTGACAGGCATCACCTTTGAGTTCCTTTACGACACACACACCACCTCTGGCGCTTACACGGTGCTGAAGGGCATCCTCAACAGCGCAACCAGCAAGACCGTGAGCGTGAAACCGGAAACCGCTGGAGAGACGCTATCGGGCGAGTTCTGCCTGGACAACTTCGCAGTGAAGGGCACGCCTGATGGGGCGCTGAGCATCGGAACAGTGCACTTCAGCGTAATGGGCGGAACCGCACCGGCGTGGGCGTGATATGGATAAAGTGAAACTGGTAGTCACGCAGGAGAAGTTTGACCGTAATTTCTCCATTGACGATTGGTTCAACTTCGACAAGCTATCGCAGAAGGAAGTTTACGAAAAACTGTTGCTGTTCGTGACCGATGAAGAAGGCAACGAGTTATCGGTGGAGGACGCGCGGGCGGTGTTCAAGACCATCCCGAAAGGGGAGTGGATCGAGGTCGTGACAGAGTTCGTCAGGGCGGTGAACCAGGCATTTGTAAACCCTACGAACGGAAGCAGTTAGAGTTTGCGGCTATCAGCGCGACTGCTTCCGAATTACCAAGATGGGTGTACGTGCTAAAAATGGCAGAGAGTTGGGGCATCCCGCCGTGGGAGATCGTAGAAGGCTCGAAGATGTTATGGTATCAGCGCTGGATGGCGCTGGGGGCGGCGAGGACTAATGGCTAATCCTACAGTTCAAATAATCATAGAAGCCATTGATAAGACCGCTGGCGTATTGAACAACGTCAAGTCATATTTTGGCGACCTACAGCGCGAGTTTAGCGGGTTGGTCAACAACCCATTTACAGATTTTATTCGTGACTCTATTGATTACACGATGGAGTTTCATGACAACGTAAAAAAATTAAGTACCACTACCGGGCTGACAATCGAAGAATCGTCACGGTTAATTTCAGCGGCAAGCGACTTTGGCGTTGAATACAAAACCATGATGACGGGTATTGAAACCGCGACCAAGAACGGGCGAGAAATTACCGTTGAAGAACTTGGGGAAATTGCCAACAAGTACGTTGAATTAGGAAAAACAGACGGGCCAGTTGCGCAAGCAAAATACCTCGTTGACACCTTCGGTCAATCAGGCTTTGGAATGGCGGCTTTATTCGCTGAAGGAGCGAGTGGCGTTGAAACCGCGATGAGTGACGTAAGCGAAGCATTAGCCATTGACGCGGGAGAGGAAACAAAGCTTGACGCTTATGCAGCAGCTATTGGAGAGTTCGATAGCGCGATGGGTGGACTGAAAATAACGATCGCAACGGAATTGTTACCAACCCTGACTACCTTCTTTACTGAATTAAACAAGATTATAGGTAAGTTTGAAGAATTTGATGCAAAGTGGC